CTCAGAGTTCTTTATAGCCGGGTTGTTAAGAATTAATAATAAAGCGTTATCTTGACGACTTCCTTCAACAAGATCCAATTCTTTCCTTTCTTTTTTGGAGAAGAAAATATGGGAACTTCTGTCCGAATAGACGAAGATAAAGCCCGCTTTTTGGAAAACCAAAGAGAGATCTTCCGGACCTTGAATACAGTTTTTACAAAGTTCGAATGTGAAAAGTTAATTTCCTTTTACTTACACATTGTCGAACACCAAGGTCTGAAGGGTTTATATACCTTCTGGTCTGATGTCAGTATGGCCTTAAAAAGTATGCACGGTCAAGCATCACCGAAGGATCCGATTCATCGAATCTCAAGGCGGATTCTTATTCCGATGTACAATTTGGGTTTACTGGATAAATGGAAGGGTTTTAAAGGGTATTTTCAAAGAGCCTCGCTCAAGAAAAATGGTTTTGCCCTTACAATGAATGTCTTAAGCTTAAAGGGGTTGTTTACTCACCCTAAACCGGTTGCCAAGGATTTTATTAAACTTGGTCAATCTTTAAAAAGACTTTCTGACCCGGTTGCTGATTATTTTATTGACGGTACTTACCTAGTTAAACCAGGTAGGGAAGCTGATTTCATAGCAACATCGTCACTGGCAGGGACTTTTTCACGGATAAAAGAAATAATCCAAGATGAGCCCTACAGCTGGAAACTTGCGGAATATCCACATGACCGCAGGAAAGTGCTGAGCCATGTACTTCCAGGTAAGATAATTACAAAGTCTGGTTATGAGGTTACACCTCATGACTTAAAGGCCTCGGCCCTAAGACTGTTCCCAGCTTTGATTGGTAGAGAGTATGAGTATTTTTCTTATCTTCTCGGACCTTTACCTCCTCAAAGTTTATTTGAAAAGGCTGATCCTAAGAAAGATATTGCGGGAATTGTCTCCTTGTTAACGAAAGATAATGGGGATAAGCTTCGTGATATTTATAATGGCCACCCAATTGCACAGCTTGCTCTCGCACCGGTACAATATTTTGGGAAGATGGTTAATGATTTACATCCATCTAGTTTTTGTCTTGACCAAGATAAAGGTGTTGAACGAGTAAGGTTGTTATTAGAGAGGGGATTTACCCTAACTTCTTTAGACCTTTCTGATGCAACAAAAAATGCCCCACTATCAGGTGCTGTAGGAAAGCTTAAAGCCCTATTGCCCGACCACCGCTTCAAAGACGTTTTAATTCGATGCTTTATAGCATTTAGTCGAATGAAGTTTGTGTCTCCACAAGGAGTAACTTTGTCTCACGACAAGGGAGGCCCCATGGGGATGTTTGGTGATTATTATTGGGTGTTAGGGACGGACTTAACTAACGAGTTGGAACTACTTGGGATACCACCCGAACTTTTCGGTACTATCGGGGATGACTTATTTTTTCCGGTAGAATATACCAGTATTGTAAGACAGGCCTTTAGTAATAGAGGTATACCGTTGTCTTTAGGTAAATCCCTCTTTGGGCTTAAGATTGCAGAGTTCGCCGGTCGTATTATAACCGAGAAGGGACCTATTGGTCACTTTAAGGCTAATCGGTACGATCCGGAAAATCCCTTGGTATTGACTAGGAGGCTTGGTTTTAAAGGCCTCAAAAAGGTTGATCCATCGTTCACTGACCCTTCCTTGATCGAAGATCTTAAGGCCTGTGAATTCAAGAAGGAAAATAAATTATCTACACCTTCTCCAGACCGGGACCCCTTTCATATGGGTGGATATAATATTATCCAGTTATACCATATGAAAAGAGTATCAGCTGAACAAAAGGTAGTCTTCTCTTACCTCATATCCCTCTTATATACCTCGGAGAGGTTGAAATCATTAGATGATATCTTGAAGAGGTCATTGGCTTTTTACAAAAAGAAGCTGGTGAAAGTAGGTAATCGGTGGATTCCCCAAGAAATATCCGAGTCCATCGTGGTTGGTGATTATTTCCCAACTAGGGCTAAAGATATTGAAGGCCATTACTTATTATATAATAAAGCTATGGGGCGACCTAATGTGAGAGATGCGATTCGAGATCTTTTAGAGATTGAGATGACTCTCTTGCATAGTCGGCTAAGACAAGAGGCCTATCCTGAAATCCCTATGTTAAAACCGCTTTTTACAACCGCGGATAGGTTGTTCGAGCTTCGCAAGAGGCAAGAATTCCACGTAGGGCTACAGAAATTAGTAGATACGGTAGAAGTGCCAATTCCTTCTATCAGAAATCCTAAGGATACGCTGAAACCGACCGCTTTAGCAATAGTGCATAGCGAATCGTTACAAGCCGAAAGTATTAAAAGGCAGAGTGGTCTGACATCTTCGGATGTTGAAGACCCACACCTTCTTTCTTCTGATAGGAGAGAAGGAAGCGATTTTAGGAAATGGACAAAGTATTTTTTGAATACTGTTGTAGTCCTCCTGCACTTTCCAACCAAAGGGTTAGGTTGGTTTAGAACAAGGTGGCATCACTATAAGTACCCTTCTGAGTAGTCGGGAACTCTCTTTAGTTTCTTTTGAAAACTGTCAG